GAACTGCGTTCAAGAACTCATTCTCTTCGTTCGAGTCCCACTCCGACAGCCAGATCGACGCCTTGTCGTTGCCGTCGTAGATAGTCACGCCGATCGAATAATCGTCACTGCTGCGGGCCTTCGCCTGGAGCGTGACAAAACGACCGGACACAGAGAACAGCTTGGAAAAGCTGTCCTTGTGTTCCTTGGGGCCCGCGGGCTTCTTCTTGGTAGCCACAGCGACCCCCTTAAATTGCAAAGTCCTGTGCGGCGCTCGTGCCACCACCCAGACGCTCACCGTCTTCCAACTTCTGCACGTTGTTCAAACCGCAGCCGACGCCCTTAGAGCCGCTGCTGTTGTACGCAAAGAAGCTGACCGACGCACGGCCGTAGCAACCGGAGTAGAACTCCGCCGGATCCAGGATCGCGTTCAGGTCCTGGTCCACCACACCCGGCTTCTGTGCCGAGTTGGCGTTGATGAAGTACGAATTGGCGTACGCGGGATCGTCGCGCTCTTCGTCTCCATCGCGCAGGCCGCCCTTCAGGCCCTTGGGGATAGTGCCGCCCCAAACGTCTTTGTTCTCCTGCTTGGCCTGCTCGATCGCGTCGTTGATCTTCTTGATCGTCTCGGTATCGCTCTTCGGGATGATGAGAGACACAGAGTACTTCGCGGTACCGCCGCCCTTGGGCTCTTGTGCTTGGAACACGTGAGCGTAGGAGAAACGAACCTTACCGGTGACAACCTTTACTGACTTTGCCATTCTTGGCTCCTAAGTGACAATGATTCGGGTCGGATAGAACGGGCCGACCGCTTTCCCGTTTTCGAGATTGTAGGTGCTTTACGATCGCGTTGCAAGCCACAAGCCTGCGTTGCCGATCGAGTAGCCCACGAACGACAACCCCAGGCCGATTTGGCCCTTGATCATCAGGTCCGCGGCCACTACCAAGTACACAAAACCAATGATGGCGATCAGCGTAGAACTCATTTGAAATCCTCCTTCGCTGATTCCTTGGCCTTCACTAGCTTGGGCTCCCCTGGGGGCTGCACAATCAAGTCGCGCAGCATACCAGAAACAACACCCTTCTTGGCAAGTTTTTCCAGTTGGGCAACCGACTTCAGGCCTGTTGGCGGGCAAATGTCCTCTTCCTTAAAGCCGTTCTCGATGAGCACTTGCCGCGCCAGGGCCTCGTCCGTGATGCGTCGGTGGGGCTTGGTGCTGCCCAGTATGTAGCCCGCAGGCAACACACCGTCTTCGATTGCCCGATCGGTAAAGAACCGCTCCACATCGTTCACCCAAGCGTTCAATTGACCCGCTCGGGAAAACACAAGGTCCAGTTCCGCGTCGCTCAGTAGCGCCGGCTCACGGAATTCGAGCTTGGCTACCTCGTTGACAAAATCCGAGCGGGCGCGGCATGTCGGCTTGGCGCGGCAGAACTGGCAGTGATCACCTGGAATGAAGTCGCCGGTGCCGGCCCAGGCGCGCTTGGCCTTGGTCTTGACAAACGAATTCGCCCAGTCGAGTAGCTTGTTTACTGATGTAGAGTCGGAAGAAATGTTTTCGATTCGGGGTTGGTGGATGGTGTACTCCACGTCCCTAATGTCTGGAAATTCTTCACGGAATTTACTGTATGCTCCCAACGCGTAGAGGCGGAGTTGCGAGTTGTCTTTAGCATCGACGAAGACACCCCGTCCGAATTTAAGGTCGATAACACGGATCCTTCCTGGCGAAAGGATAATGACATCCGCAGTGCCAAAACCGTCAGGTACCCAGTCGCTGAAATCCACGCGCTGTTCAAAGAGCGGGCGGTCTCCTTCGCCAACTTGGCTGCGGACATAGATAACGTAGTCGTCAACATATCGCTCGAATTCCTCGTTGTAGTACGGGGTTGCCTTGATGATCTCATATTCCCGCTCGTACTCATCGGCCGAAATCTGGCCGTAATGGAACCTCAGCTTTGCCTCCGCCAGGGAGTGCGCCATGGTGCCCTCCTTGCTGAAGTCAAACGCATCGGATCGACGTTTGGGCTCGGGAAGGGCCTGCTCCAGGCGGGCGGACGGTGTGCACGTTAGCCACCGCTTGGATGCGGACGCAGAAAGAATCGCATGTGCTGTCATAGAGTTCCAGGTTCATCGGAGTGATCGGTAACTCTACATATACAAAAAAGCGGCCTCGATGGGCCGCTTTTGGGAGGGCGTTTTGTGCTTTTATTCGGTCTTCGCGTCTCGGAGTTTTTTGATCAGGTCGTTGACGGCGCCACTGAAATCCATGACCACCTCGACCTTACCCTCGACCTTCTGCTCGCGGGTTTCCTTGTAATCCTTGGGGAACTGACCGCGCAGGGCAATCTCTGCGATGCGCGAATTGAATGCCTTGTTGCCGACGTTAGCCAGAAGCTCGCGCTCCCAATATGCTTGTGAGTGAGTGATCGCTTCGTCCAGGGCCGCGGCGTATTCGGGGTGCTTTTCCTTCCATTGCTCGGACACGTTATGCGTGATGCCGATTGCACTGAACATCATTTTCTGGGATGCGCCAGTCTTGCCCATTGCGACTAATACGTCGCACATTTCAGGCTTGAAGAGATATTTTTTAGGGGGTGCCATACAGTGACGCTAAGGTGGCGCGCCCGAGAAAGGGCGCTTGGTTGGGTCCAAATGGGGTCGTCCCATATCTCAACCAATGCAAGAAAAGGGGCGTTTCCGCCCCTTTCCTAATCCTCTGGATCAGTGATGATCTTCTTCGGTTGCTTCACCTCGTCCCGGGCCTTGGCCCTCTGTTTGGCCTCCGCCAGGGCCTCGTTGATGACGATCCGGGTGATGGCGCCGGCCAACTCCTGGCGCTTTAGCTCCACGTTTTCCTTGTTGCTAAAGCCCCCACGGACCATAAGTTGTTGGAGTAGTTTGCTCATATCTTTTTCTCCCCTGCCAGGGCCTCGAAGATGCGCCACATTTGCTGCATTCGCAATTCGTGAAGTGTCTTGATGCCCAGGATTGCGTTGGACATTTCGTCCTCGGTCATGGCAATCGTCGCATCAAGGTACTGTTCAAAAAGCGCGTCCAGGTCTTCGCTTGTGCCCCAGACGCGCATGATCGCTTGTTCAAGATCGAATCGGGTTTTCATTTCTTGCCTTTCTTGGTTGGGGGCTCGTGGGTGTCATCACGGATTTCTGAAAACACTTCTTGGAACCTATCGTTTGCGTTTTCGAGGCCGCTGCGGAGCAGGGATTCGATGCGGTGCAGTGCGGACTGCAATTCATCGTGCGTCATTTCCTGCGCACTGGTTGCGACAGCGTACAGGATTGGCGCCAACCCGTCCAGGTCGATCAGGGCTGTTTCCAGGTTGATCAAGGTTGAATAGTATTTCATCATTTCACCAGTCGGTTAAGTTGCCAGTTCAATTCATCAAATTTGCCGAAGTTGTAAATCTCCACGTCGAACTTCTCCGGCACCATTTCACTCGGGTGGTCAGCACCCGTGGCGTGGAACTCTTCGCCGCGCGAAATATGGCAGACGACTCCGCCAAGATTTTGCACAGCCTGCACCTCGTTATCGAATCGGCAGTCGTCGCAGACCACCGACACGCCTTGAGACAGCAGGGTCTGGACCTTGTACGTCCAGGCGCGGACCCATAGGTCTGGGACGATAAGGTTGCGCCCCCACTCGGTGCCAAGGGTTTGCATCGCATGTCGCGGCGTGTGGCCGCCAAGAAGCTCGCAGGGCCGTTCCTTGAGGTTGCCTTCCAGGTGCTCGTGCGTGAGTCCCAGGCTCTTCAGCATGTCCTTCAGCGTGCCGGCGAACTTGGCCTGCTTGAAGTTGTACATGCTTTGTAGGTACATGGCTGCGGTACTCTTGCCGCTGCCGGCGCGGCCGGTGAATGCAATCAGTTGAGTCATACACCCATTTCCTTTTTGATCAGCGTTATCGCGCGCTTTAGGTGATAGCGCCAGTACTTTTCTGTGACCTCCAGGTCGGCGGCAGTATATCCCATGATATAGGCCTCCAACACTTCGCGCTGTTTCTCGGGCATCTTCTTTTCGATGATGCGTCGAATGTCGATCAGGTCGTCACTTGTCCAACCCGAAAGGTCGGACGAATTCATTAGCCCCTCCAGGTCCTCCTGCTCCATCAGGTCCGGCTCTTCGTCGGACAGGCGCGTTACGGACGCGTTCTTCTTGTGTACGGTACTCATAGCTTTAGTGATTCCATTAGTGCGTCTTGGGAATCGATCTTGCCCTCCAGGGCTCGAACGACTTGCTCGTCGATGCTCTGCTCCATGACCAGATGGTGCAGCATGACCGGCTTGGTTTGACCCTGCCGGTACACACGTGCGTTGGCCTGAATGTAGTTCTCCGCGCTCCAGGGCAAGTCGTACCAAACGACGTGTGCCATGTTCCCTGCGTTGCACTGGAGATTCAAGCCAATCCCCCCGGACTGCGGGTGAGCGATCAGCATCTTAATCTCCCCGCGATTCCACCTCAGTATGTTTGCCTCGTTCAATTCCGCGGCGTACGGAAACGCTTCCATAAGCCGCTTTTTTGCACTCTTGAAGTGATAGAAAACCATAGTTGGTGCCGGGTTTTCTTCCACGATTGATTCCAGTAATTCAACCTTTGCTGAATGTAGCTCAGTCGTGTTACCGTCTTCATCGTAGATTGCACCTGACGTAAACTGGAGCAGCTTTCCTGCCATAGCTGCCGCAGTCGCAGCAGTGATTTTTTGACCATCAATTTCACTGACCATTTCCTTTCGCATCTGGTCGTAGTATTTTCGTATGGCCGGATCCATACACATCTTGTGGTAGACGTTCGTAAGCCGCGGCAACTTCAAATAGTCTTCGGCTCGGAGGCTGAAACAAATGTCGGCGATTTTCTTCTGGATGACCTTCGCCATTCCCGGTTTGACACCCCACTTGTATACTACGTTGGTGTGCCAGTTCTTTTCGATCGGCTCCATGTACAACATGCGAAACTTGGTTAGCGACTTCTCCAATCGCTGTCCCTCGTCCAGGATCGCCACCTGAGACCACAGGTCGCCCAGGCCCTGCGGGGAGGGCGTTCCCGTAGCGATAATCCGCCGGCTGAACTTGCGGAACACTTTCTTGAGTGCCTTGAACCGCTGCGTAGACGGGTCTTTGAATCTGCTGCTCTCGTCCAAAACGAGGTAGTTGAAGAAACCATCTTTCCAGGCTGATTCGACAAGCCACGCCACGTTCTCTAAATTGATCACGTAAATGTCCGCATCGGCTTGCAAGGCTTGCATACGCTGCGCGGGCGTGCCCAATACCCGGGAAACCCGAAGATGCTTTAGGTGCTCCCATTTTGCGGATTCTTGCAACCATACATTCTCCGCAACCTTTTTCGGAGCAATTACTAGGGTCCGCCCCGACGCAGAGCGGGCCAAGATCGTTAGTACGGTTACGGTTTTTCCCAATCCAGGCTCTAGGAGTAAACCAATATGTGGCAAGGTTGCCGCCTTTGCTATCAGGTCCTGCTGATAGCTGTGCAGCATTGTTTCCGAGAGCATAGAGAACTTCCTTCCGTTTCGCGTGCAACCAGTCTGCCACCTTGTAAATCTCGCGCTCCGTCACATTACTTTTGATTCGGTTGGCGACGTTGGAAATGAACACCACATTGCCGCGCACGTAGCCCAGGTGCGGCACGATGCAGTCTAGCGACGGGCGCTCGTCGCCGCGGTCGGAGGACTGCGCGTACACCAGGGGCGTATGGAAGATCGGACACCGGTCTGTCGTGATCGACTCCAGGTACTTCAGGTCCAGGTCGAACGGGGTATTGCGTTCACTTGCGCGCTTTTTTGCCTTGTGCATCAGGTCCGACAGGAACCCCGTCTTGGTCCGACGGTACGCACGTTTTCTGGATAAAATCATCGACTGCCTCCTTTGATCGCAATACGGTAACTGGGAACCCCAGGCTTTCGAGTTGCTGAAACACCAGTTTTTGGCGCTCCGACAGAATCCCCTTTTCGGTCTTCAGTTCCACCATCCGCAGGCAGTTGGGTAGGATTACTATCCGGTCCGGCACTCCGCTGATCGTGCTGATCCACTTGAGGCTCAGACCCCCCAGTTCCTTTACCCTTTTTCCGAGATGTTGCTCGATCTTCTTTTCTAGCATTCTTTTCTACGTGCATCTTAATACCGGCAAATATCTGACGAACCAGATGCTCCGTCAGGTACGCGCGAGACTCTTCCCCGATCTCGTCCTTCTGCTCGCCAATATGGTCAAACACCCGGCAAACCGCGTGTGTGGCCTCGTGGGCGATAACCCCGACCAAGTACGACGGATCCTCATCGATACATTCGTCCAGGTCGAACACCACGATGATCACCGCGTTTCGGCCGTCGGCGATGAAGTGCGTCTCCGCGACTCCATCGACCAGGGCCTCCGCCCGCAGGGTGATGTTGTGGTCCTCCAGGATTTTCTGGAAACTCTTGCGGTCAAAGCACAGTTTCATCTGTGCAGGAAAGTGCCCGCAATCGACGTGATAGTAGCCCCAGTCTTTCTTACTCAAAATTCCGTACCTCCGGTGTCGATGCTGTCCAAGTACTTCTTCGCCTCGTTGGTAAATCGTACGCCTTCATAAACATAGGCCCGGTCCTCGGCGCCTGTGCGTCGTTGCTTGGCCTTGATTGGAAGGTGCTGCGTCGCGGCCAGGAATTTACGCTTGAATGCGAGACTGCTTCCCACAACGATATTTCGATTATGACACCATTTCTTATAAACTGTAAACACATCTTCTTTCAGGACAAAACCGGCGGGCTCCAGGACAAGCACGTCGTCGAAGAATGTGCCCAGGGGGTTAGATACCTCTTCCATCATCTCGGTCAGTTCCTGGCCGGTCTTGGGTTGGATGAAGTATCCGCCACGGTTTACGCGCCGGCGCAGGCCTTCCAGGGACCAGTTGAAGATACCCGGCAGTTCCGCCATCAGTTTGTTGGACAGATCCGCATCTTCCTTACCGTAGAACGAATTGGTCATGCGCAGCACAACCATTCGGCCGGTCAGGGCGTTGCTGTTTTCACTGAGTTGCAGAATTTCGTTCGAGTAAATCACGATACGGGTCGGCAGATACCCGTTCCAGGCTTCCTTGTTCTTGCGGTTGACGGTGACAGTATCTCCGCCCACGATCCGCAGCAGTTGCGAGACGACGGCACCGCGGTTGCGCTCCGGCGCGCGTGCGTCCGTGAACGATGCCAGGAGTTTGCCTAGCCAGGGTTGCAGGCCGAAGGTATCGCATAGCTCGCCCAGTTCCGGCGCCACGGTATTGTGCTGCCCCAGAAGGGCCACCAGGACCTTGTTGATCGTGCCCTTGCCGGAGCGGCGCGGGCCGATCACGTTGAAGAACTTCTGCTGCCGGGTATCGCCCGACAGGATATAGCCAAAGATTTCCTGGAGACAGTCGATCGACTCCTGGTCCTCGGGCCAAATGTCCTTCAGAAACCGCTCCCAGGTCGGGCAGTCCGCAGCCGGGTCGTAGGCAAACGGCAGGCTGTTCTTGGTGAAGAATTTCAACGTGTGCGGGAGTAGCACGCTGTCCTCGGAATGGAACAGGCCATTCTCCAGGCTCACCAGTTTGGAGGCCTCTGGCCGGTCCTTGGCTGCGTCGCCCAACCACACTGGGGGCTTGACCTCTTGCTTGTCCGCCAGGATCACCAGGGCCCGGGTAGCGTCCAGGGCGGCGGATACCGACTGGGGTGTCGGCGCGAACTTCAGGATCTCGCCCTTCGGGCCCAGTTTCTGGCAGCGGTCCAGGAACTGGTATAGCTGCGATCGGACAACCGCTTCTTCCACCATTTCGTAGTGCGTGCCGGTGTACACGAAGAAATCCTGCGTGTAGTAAACCAGTTGCGTGCCCTCTTCGGACGAGTAATACGCCTCCAGGAATTCGCGTGCGTGATTCAGCGGGCCGGCCGGCAGGATGATATTGCCGTTGCGCATCGATTCTTCGCGCTTCGTGCGGTTGGCCGTGAATATCAGCGATCGCAGGGTAGCGCCGCCGCGCTTTTGAAAGGTAGCCCACTTGGTCTCGCATGCGCCGTGCGAATGCTTCGGGCAGTTTCCGTCCTGGTAGCTCCACCGCTCCCAAAGCTCCAGGGCCTCGAAGTCGCCGCGAAACTGGTGGTGCAGGGCCATGCCCACCTTCAGCCAGTCGGTGTAGCCACAGTTGGGGTCGAAGTAAGGCAGAAGCTCCGTCTCGACGCGGGCCAGATCGTACGAATCCACGGGCGCGCTGTAGTCCGCAAAGTCGTCGCCCGGGTTCATGGTCGATCGGGCCGGCACCAGGGCCGACAGGTCCACCACGGTGTCCGGAACGGCGCCGCCCAGGGTGTGCCCCGTCACGGTGAAGTAGCGGCCGCGCGGATAGATTTCGATGCCGGTCTCGTGGTCCACGTGCGAGGCGCCCATGTTGCCCAGGGTGAAAATCTTCACGCCGGTGCCGGTGGGGGAAATCTCGCAGTACCCAGGCACCTTGGCCGGCAGATCGGCGTGCGGGCCGTGCAGCTTGCCCTGTTCCAAATCGTAACAGTCATCCAGGTCGATGCCGACCAGATTGTCGGATCCGTCGAACACGAACCCCACCCCGTCGAATGCGCCGGTTGCGTATGCCTCTTCGGCGGACAGGAAGTCGGTCCACGTGGCCGGGTTGGTGCTACTGGCGGCCATACCGGTCGCCTGGAGCGGCAATTTAGCCCATCGCTTACCTTCCCCTTCCCCAAGCTCCACGAAGCGCCAGAGGACCCATCTGGGCACCTTCTTGAGGCTCAGAGGGATGTTGGTGAAGATAACGGGCAGTGCGGTCGGTTTGGTCATGGTGTGTTCTTCCAGGGAGTCTTAGGTGTCATGGGGTCATGGCTCAAGATCGTGCATACCTTTTACTATAGCACTTTTCTCTTCTTTTTTCTTTTTCTTCTCTTTTCATGAAAAAAGGTAAGACAGTTAAGACAATAGAAAGAAAGGGTAGAGGATTGCAGGGCTAAGTGCTTGATTTCAAACGACCTGGACAAACACGCGTTTGTCCTGGGTCGCCGTCTTGGATTCGTTTTTGACTCAAGTGCGCAGATCCCGGGGACCCGCTTTTTGGGTCGTGGCAGGCAGAACCAGGACCTTTCCGTCCTCCGTAACCAGTTCGATCGTCTGTCTGGAGGGGCTGTAGGCCCAACAACCCATGACAAGAGCGCCGGCTTTAGGCAAGACAAGTGCCGACTTCAGGTCCTGGAACTTGCCGTCCCCAAGTTGGCAGGGCCGGTCCGTGAACAGGATCTCCGTGCCGTTTGGGAACTTCATGATGTGCTGTTCCGTGGTCTGGGCGGAGGCCACGCCGGCGGCCATGAGAAGAATGGCGATAAGTTTTTTCATTGCGTGATGAATTTGACGATTAGGGCAAGTGTTACAAAAGGTGCCAGGAGGACCACGGCATAAAACGCGGTCACCCAGGCAACTGCTACGAATTCAAAAAGGGTTTTCAATATTGGGTCCCTCGCTTTTGCAGGCTGTATCCATCCACGCCCTTCACCCACTCCAGGTGGCCCTGGCCGACGAGTCGCTGCACGCCGGACCAATACTCCATGTGCGGGTGGATAGCTTCCTGGTGGGATTCCAGATCCTCGGCAGTCAGATCCTCGTCCGCGCCGGCGTTCAGGTTTTCATCGGCGCCGGCGTTGATCATGTACATCACGTCGTGGTCCATTTGGAATGCGGTCGGTCGTTCTTCGTCCGCAACTCCGCCGCATGCGACGATCGCC